GTTGCCCCACGGGTAAAATTATAAAGAACACGAACCGTTACGAAAACCCCACCTATTGGGGCAATCGAGCCTTCATCAGTCTCAACGGTAACGATTTGAGAATCCAGCGCGTGGCCTCCTCGCGTCCTGTCTGCGTCCAATGATTCTTCAATCAACTCAACCAGTTCGTTTCTAGCAGTGTCTATTGCAGTGCTTTTAACGTAACCGATTAGCGAATAGTCAATTGTACCCTCGCGGGTGATATTTGTGCCGCCAATAGTAATGTCGTCTCTGCTTTCACCAGACGATTGAACCAATATTGCTGGATACTGTGCATTTGATAGCTTTTCAAAGTCAAAAGGCTCGCGGGTCACAAAAGTTATTCCTGCCGCGCCTAGCAACGTTGATGCTAAATTGGCCGCAATGGATTCTCGTTTGCTCATTTCAGCCTCTTAAAGAAAAACTTGCTAAGTCGCGCTTTTTCAGTTTGATTAAACCCAAAGAACGGCCTTTTGTCGTTGTTAAAAGCCGCCTTCTTGGCCTCGGTCGCCCTGCTAAAGTAAATCTGCGCCACTCCATTGCTAACGTACTTGCTTTGTATTGAGGCAAGCATCTTGCCGGTGACGTTTAAGTTAACCGTCCCGCTACTGTCGCCACCAAACGAAGGCCTGTACGTGCGAGCGCCTGCTTTGCTAGCCGGCCAACCTTGCCTCTTGTAAGCCCTGTACTTAGCGTCATAAGGCTTAAACTTGCCACTGTAACCGATGCCTTTTTCAGTGCGGTCTAGGATAATGGTTGTACCGAATTGCGCTGTCTGCATTAACGTGCGCTTTACTTTTGCTGGGATGGATTTTTGCAACTTCCTCAGGTTGGCTTGCAACCTGGTTGAGTCTATGTCCATCTTTACATTCATCTGTACATGCGACCGAAGTTAACCGGCGCTTTCTCAATGTCTGTAATCGTTGAATCTTCGTCCTGGTCGTACTCTACGCCATCGTTAAAAACAGAGTCTATTTCCTCAGAGTATCTCGACTTGTAAAAATCAAGCATTGTCAGGAATCTGTCGCCATCAACCCAGTTCGTAAGCTGCGGCAAAGCGTACTTCCAAAGCACTAGATAAACGCTTGCGTCTTTCCACTGTGCGCTTGTCAGTAGTGAAGGGTTTAGCTCGCCAGCAAAGCCGGTCTTAGGCCACCACTTCTTGCGAATCTCTCGCTCAATGTCAGCCTGTGCGCGTGCGTGGTCAGCAGCAAACGACGCAACGCCGTAGGTCAGAATATCCGGTATTAAAGCTGTGAGGTCTGAATCTGTACTAAACGCCATTGCTTTGTCCTTAGGTAGAAATACCCCCACTCAATATGAGCAGGGGTAGTTTCAATTACAGACCAGCGTCAAAGTACATCTCTACGCCGTAGCTGTCGTCTAACTCGCCAACACCGTAGATAGCGGTTGCGTTCAACTCGAAAGCTCGGTTTGATGCATCACGCTGTGGCTCAATAACAAAGTCGCGCTTCATAGCCAAGGCAAATGCTTGCTGTGAGAAAATCGCGCCCTTGGCATCACCAGAGCCATCAATGGTTACGTTAGCTGACTCAAAGATGTCAATGCCAGCAATCGTTGCCACGTAACCTGTACGCATTGCCTCGTTCTGCAAGTCGCCACCGTTGGGGTTAACCATAGTGTTTGTCAAGCTAGCCTTCAAAGCATAGGTCTGGTAAGGGTGGAAAACGCCGTATATGCGACCCGTTACCTTGTTAGCACGCAGGGTAGCAGCGGCTTGGAACAGGTAAGCAACCGTCAACTCGGTAGTTGTGGCTCCCAAAGAGGTGCTTAAACCATCAAACAAAGAAATAATGTCTTTGTCCATTTTGGTAGCAATAGCGTTACCAAGAACTGTTCCCAATTCTTCAGCAGGGTTACCGGCTCCCATAGCGGCCATGTCGGTCAACAGCACTTGAGCGCCAACTTCAGCAACCGTTACGGAAATGCTAGATGTTGAAACAGTGGTCGAAGTCATGTCCGCACCTTCAGTCAAGGCGGCTGCCGTGATTGCTGGGTACTTTGGAACCTGAATTGTTTTGCCGGATTGCGTGCCGATATCGTAGAGGGTAACGAGGTTACGCAACAAAGATTGTTCTTCAGCCGTGTAACGGGCTTGTGCAACGATACTGACAAACAGGTCGTCAAGGGTGCTTGAGGTGGTAGCGGCCATAATAAAAACTCCAATTAAGAAAACAAAAAAATGTGAAAGTTATTTGCGCTTTTTACTGGCAGCAAAAGCATCTCTGCCTCCATTGTCCCAGTTACTTAGCATATCTGCCACAGACGTTGGTTTCTGTGTCGAACCACCAGCAGCACCACCAGAGCCAGCACCACCAGGGGTGGCGCGTACAAAGTGCGGATTTGCCGTAAGGAATTCTGTCATTAGGTCTTGCACCGATAACAGCTCACCACCATCATTGTAGCGAATTGTTCCTTTGTTATCAATAACCTCAACTGTTCCGTCATCTGACAGTCTAATTTGGCTTTTTAACAACGATGAAACCTGCTCTGGCGATACTGCGTTTTTATTACTTGCGGCTGAAAGCAATGAGCCCTCAACCTGAATCTGGTGTAACCGAGCCTGTAGCGCTTGAATCGTGCCTTCTTTTTTAGCAACAGTTGTTTTCAATACATCCTCAAACTCGCCTCTATCCTTTTTGCGCTCCAACTCAAGCTGGTCGCGCTGCTCCATAAGCTGCTTGGCCTCGTTTAAGTCGATGCCTTCTGTAGCTTTGTCAAAGCGTTTACGCTCTCTGGATAAGCGTTGCTCAATAATCTTGTCAACTTCAGCTTGGGTAAATGATTTACCCGCCCCGTCATCTACTGGGTTTGCGTCTTTTAAGTCTACGTCCGGACTGTCCATGTTTTCGCTCATGTAAGCACCTCTTTCGAGTAGTTGGGAAAATGATTGCTAGTGCTCACTCAGTAAACACCGGCCTAAAGTGATGGCGACAATTATATCCGCCTCGAACAATGAAAGGGTCACCAGGCGCTTTACCAGCCCAGTTGCCCTGCCATATTTGTCTTATTTCTTCTTCAGTGTACGTCTTGCCAGCATGTTTACGGCAAAAGTCACGGGTATCAGTAATAGTTGAGCCGTAATACTTGTATGCGTCAGCGCCTGATTCTTTGCCTAGTTGTATTGCAATAGAAGCGTCAAACTGCATTAGTGAATCGTGAACTATCTGCGTAGAATAACGACGCATGTTGTTGCCCAGCTTGTCTGCGGCAAAGATGCTGTGCAGGCTTTTAATAGCCTCCTCAGAGGCTTTACCACCAGCGTTGGCTATATCCACCAGCCTTGCAACCTCAACCTTGTCTGAGGCGGCAAATACACCGTTTATCTTTTGACGCAATGAGGTAATTGAATCAGCGGCAGTTCTGCCAGTCAACGTATTTTGATAAACCTCGTCTGCTATTTCGTTTAAAAAGCGCGAAGCAATGGCTTCAAAGCCTTGGAATGATTGTCGCTTTAAGGCTCTAACAACATCCTCACTTACGCCTACAAAGTCGCCATACTCACCAAGCATTAGGCGCAGTGACTCCGAGGCCTTGCTGTAATCATTTACCACTGCCGTTGATTCAGCTAAAAACAGCGTTCGTATTTGAATAAGTATGTCTTGCCTGGCCGCGATTGCCCACTCAAGGTCAAACAGCTTTCCAGCTTTTGTCGGTGCGCTTGCTACTATTGCCGCTATACGAGACTCAAGCGTTTGCAGAACAGTGGCCATGCGCTTTTCATTCGCATCACCCAACTGCTCTATAAACTTTGCGTGCTGAATGTCAGGTGTCATTCAAACTGGCCAATTACCTGCGTAGATGATTCGATTTCAACATAAGCTCGTTGCAAGTCCTCATCATCAAGAACCAGGTCTGCAATACGCTTATCCACCTCTTGCATAAAGACTTTGGAATTTACGCCACTTGCTCGTGCAGTTTGCAAGAAAGCCAGCTCGTTGGGGTAATCTCTAACGTCAAAGCTGTCTGGGTAAAACACCTCTACGTCAGGCGTTACATCTTGCCACATGCAGAAAAACGTCCAAAGCTGCTCCTCTGCAAGTTCTAACAAATCCGCCTTTTCTGATAGCTTGGCGTTTAGCAGTTGGAACTCTGTCTGCAAAGCAATGCCTGACTTTGTTTGAATCTCAGAGGCTCGAACTGCCCCCATATGCGCCATGCGATTGATTGCCTCAACCTTGTCTGTTATAGCTGCGCGTATCGCGTCAAGGTTTGCTCCGCTTGGTTGCAACATGTAAGGCTTCATGTTGGGGTCTAGGTCATCTGGCATATTGACAACCGAGCCAGCCCCAGCGCTTGCGTCCGTGTCAAAAGACTTAACCAATGTCGGATGGTTGCTAATGCGAATTAGCTGCTCAATCTCTGACAACTCCTGGTAAATAGCCTTTTGCATACTGGCAATATCAGTCAAATCTGATATGCCGATGCCCCTAATGACAGAGCGCTGTGCCGGTACATAAACAGCCGGAATAACGCCAAGCGGGTTGTCTATTTCCTCAACCAGGCGCTCGTTGTCGTTATTCACTTCGTACAGCTTGATTGATTCGTTAGTCCAGACCCGAATCATTTGGGTTGACTTTGTATCGGTGTGCCGTATGACTGACTCTCTAACTTTGAAATAAACAAGCTGCTGTCGCCCTGAAGCTGTCCGTTCATATTTCCAGTCAAATACGTTTTCAGGAGTAAACAGGTTGACGTAAGGTCTAACGCCCTGCGCCAACTCATCAGCGCGAGTCCCAGCGTTTGATTTCGGCTTGTCTAGCACCAACCAGGAATGCCCGTAGACACTCGCCCAAATTTGAGCCTCTCGCATAAACGAATCAAATGTGCGGCCATCAAGGTCTGCATCTTTAAGAAAGTTAATAAGCGTTGGGTTGCCGTCTAAGCTGTTGAACTCACGTTTCGGTGCAACGCGCCATAGATAGCTGCTGTAAATATGCACAATATTTCGACAGTGATTGTCTAGAGGCGTCAGGTCGATACGACGCAAATACTCTGTTTTGTCTTCGCTAACGTACTTTGTCAAGTACTGCCCATTCCGGTATTCATCGCCGCCCATGTATGAGCGCAGAAAGAACTCCCAACGATTTGAGTTGTCGTCATAGTCGGGGTGCTTGTTTGTGATTAAAACCATTATGTCCACCTAGCAGGTTGTGCTGTAAATTCGTGTCTGCGCTTTATGGGCATTTTACGAACGACAAAATATCCAACCGCATCGTTCATGTGATCGAATCCTGTTGATTTGTCCGGCTCACCGTTTTTGTCATAGGCCTGTTGTTCCAACCCAAGAGCAATGTTGGGGCATTTATCAATGTTTATGTAGTATAAGCGATGGCCTTCATTGTTGCAAAGAGCCATATTGACAGCCGCAACCCTGTCTTTTACCCGACCGTTCGCCCTCGGTGCGTTGATAGTGAACCCAGCGTTTCTTAACAAAACCAGGTCGCTTGATGCCGCGTTAGTTGTGCTTGTTGCTCCACCGCTTGCGTCTGGGTAGACAATTATTGGGTTGTCAGGGTATCTGTTGCGCAATGTTCGTATAACGTTTGGCGTGTCCTGGCCTCCGCTTATCTCATTAACTGCGTAAGCGTTGCCATCTCTCATTACATGAATTGCAGCCGCCATGTTGTTAACGTTAAAGTCCATCCCAACGTGCAATGTCTCGCTCTTATTGGCTTCAGCCAAGGTTCCATTAAGCGCCCTGTCCCAGTTCATGTATACCGAGCCACTGGTCAAGTTAACAAAGTCACCCTCAATATAAGCGCTTAGCAAATGCGTGGGGTACGTCTCACGCAAAGACCGTATATACCCGTCCGGCAGGTGCGGGTTACTGTATGTCGGCGCTTTTATAAGTTGGTAAGACTCGGTTGGGTTCTTTTTCCACTTTTCATAAACAAACCTAAAGCCCTCGGGTGTCGTACCAACCGCCACGCTATTTATTTTGCCATTGGCTTTTTTTTGCCTGTTACGAGCAATTATCTTATTCCATACATCGCTTGCCTTGGCTTTAGGCAGGGTGTCTAACTCATCAATCAAGCTGTCGCCAACTTCATAGCCTACTATTGAATCAGGGTTTTGCATTGTCCTAAATATGACGCTCCGCCCGTTTACCTTCATAAGGTGCTCAGACCTATTAAGCTCATATGGGACGCCTAGGTCGTCAAGAGCCGCCTGGAAACGAGGGTAAGCAATTGTCCGTACTAGAGGATAGTCAGGCAGGTAGTAAGCAATGTCCCCACCACCATCTTCAAACAACAGCCGCAAAGCCCTCAGCACTAATGCGTGTGTCTTACCAGCCCCAAAGCCAGCCACCATTGCTGGGAACCGTCTTGTGCTGTTGGCCAGGGCAGTCTGTGGCTTAGTAGCTCTCGCTGCTATTCGCATCGTCTTCTAATATCTCAAAGGAGCGGACGTTGTGGTTAATCGTTGCAACCGACTTATCCTCTTTCCAGCCCGCTTGTGTCTTTAAGTAAAAGATGGCCGCTGCGATGTTGCCTGCCTGCGCTTGCCCAATAAGGTTCTTGGCCACATTACCAATAGCTTTGGCCTTTCCTCTTTTATACGCATCAAAAACCTCGGGCTGTCGGCTCTCTACCTCGCGCAAAGTTGTCTCGCTAATGCTGAAGTAATCAGCCATTTGCCCTTTAGATAATACAGCGGCAAGCGCCTCTACCTGCGCCACCTGTGCGGCATCGAACACTACTATTGGGCGGCCTCCACCATCGCCTTGGTTTCCTATCTTAGCCATTATCTGGCTTCTCAATAAGGTAGCCCGCAAACTCTCCAAAGCGGAATATCTCAATAGCGTTTGGCATATAAAACGTAAAGTATGTTTCAGGAATAGGTCTTTGTATTCCCCCTATACTTAACTCTTTTGCGACAATCTCTGAGGTTGGTGCGCCGCTTGCCAGCTTGCCAGCCATAGTCGCTCTACGCATAACCGTAGCAGCATAGCCACCCTCTATGATTATCTTATCAAACACTATAATTGCGCCGCCATCACGAACCTTACTTAACAATGTTTTTACAAGTTGCTTGCGGTCTGTGATACTCATAAACTGCAATACTAAAAACAAAGTCGCTACGTCAAACGGCTGGTAATCATAGGTCGCTGCGTCCGCCACCTCAAGCGTACTTTCCCCAGCATAAATGCTGGCCATAGCCTCACTATTGTCAATAGGAATAAGTGTTGCATTTCTACTTTTTAAAATATCAGCGATTGACCTTTCTATATTCCCAGTAGATGCGCCAATATCATAAATTAAGCCGTTTTCAGGTAAGTAGTGTCGAATAACGTGTGCAGTTAAGCCGCTAGCTAACTCATACCACGGCAATTGCTCTCTAACGTGCTGGTCAAATTGGTCAGCTACACTGGAAGATTTAAATGTCCAGTCGTTAGGTATATCTTTCATTGAATACTCCTAGGTTATATAAATTTTCAGCGACGGCCTTCATCATGTGCGGAGCCACCATGCGCCCTAGGCGCTCAACTTGCTGTTTATATTTGCCAGTTAAAACGTAATCATCTGGCACGGACATAATGCGTTTAATCTCTGAGACAGTATGCGCTCTGTTGTCCCAATGATATGTTTCGCGAGCACCAATTTTTGCAGTCGTTGCGGTTATGCAGGCGCTTGGTTTGTATGGGCTATTTTTGGTTAAAGTAAAAGCCTTTTTGTGCGTTGTGCCAACATCCATATTTTTTAATAGTTCATATACCGCAAATTTTTTTAACGATGTTTCTTTTACGTCGTCATATGTAAGTACTAAACCGTTAAAAGCGCTTTCAAGCGAAACGCAACTTTTTTGCGGTTTTGGATGCAATAAGCCGCGCCACTCAGACTTAAAAATATCGTTTCTTATGCCAACAAATATTATTCTATTCCTAGATTGAGGCACGTTAAGCCATTTAGCGTCTAAAACTTTGCAGGCAACTTCATAACCGCTATCTCTCAAACCTCTAATTATTTCGTTCAAATAACCTTTTGCAGCCCCTTTTGCTAGACCAGCAACATTTTCTGCAACAAAAACCTTGGGTTTTATTCCTCGTAAAATGCGTATGTATTCAAAGAATAAGTCCTCAACATTAGATTGCTCTGCATCAGAGTATTTTTTAGTTTTTCCCCAGTTTTTTTCTTTTGCTCCTGCTGTAGAAAATGCAGAGCACGGCGGCGAGCCATCTAATAGGTCTAACTCCCCCTCTGATTTGCCAATCGCATCTAATATATGCTCTGAAGTTAGCTTGCGAACATCGCCCGGCAATATAGTCGTATCAGGCCAGTTTGCTCTATAAGTATCAATTGCGGCTGGGATAAACTCGTTAATTGCAAGTATTTTCCCGCCAGCCATGCGGTATCCAGTAGACGAACCGCCGCCACCTGCAAATAAACTCACCGCTTCAAATTTTGGCTTGCTGGTAGCTGCGGCTTGCTTAATTTCTGCTACTGTCGCAATCTTGTACTTAATCATCAAATTCAAACGAACAACGAGGGCAAGTATGCTTCATATCTGATTCACCTACTTCTTTAAAATCATCTGGCGAATCTTGCGATAATTCTTCGCCAAACATAGCGTCTGTTAGTTCACCAGTTAAAAAGCCAGTAAGTTCTAGGTCAAAGTCTAATTCCTGCAAATCCACTAGCTCTAACCGCAGTAAATCTTTGTCCCACCCAGCGTTTAGCGCCAGCTTGTTGTCGGCAATGATGTAGGCTTTCTTTTGAGCGTCCGTGAGGTTTCTTAGCCGTATGCATGGCACTTCGTCCAGCCCCAACTTGCGTGCCGCCATAGTGCGACCGTGGCCAGCAATGATGCCGCCCTCTGCGTCTATCAATATAGGGTTTGTGAATCCGAACTCGCGTATGCTTGCGGCTATTTGCGCGACTTGCGCGTCTGAGTGCGTTCTGCTGTTCCTAGCATAAGGAATTAGCGTTTCAAGAGCAATATATTCTAAATTGTTCCCGACTTTATCCATTGTCGTCATGGGTTCTCCATTGGTAAATCCAAAGTGAAACCATCATACCAAAAAAAAGACCACTGCGATAGCGGCCTAAAGTCGCTACAAACGACTAGGAGAAAGAGCCTTCATTGTAACCTGTCTTTGAGCAATCGCCTAGCCTCTGCGTTGTAGTGCCTGGCAATCTCAATCAGACCTTCTTTGGTGTACTTCCTCAGCGTGCTGTCAGATTCGAGTAAGTTAATTTGATGCTCACCAATCCGCTGTAAAAGTCGCTTGCGATACTCAACATGATTGCCTGCGAGCCAGTTATTGCAGTGCTTGCATTGACCGTGAACGTTGTCCTCAACAAACCGCATGTGCGGAGCCGAGCCAACCGAGCGATAGTGTCCCGCGTCAAATGTGTTTGGCGTGCCTCCTAGAGGCTTGTCACACGATATGCAAGGCTTGCCTGTATCTCTGGCTCGGATGTACGAATTAAACGCAGCCTGCGCCTTCTTAACCAGTTGCGGTTTGGTTTGCAGTGCATCCAGCTTTAATTTTGTTTCTTGCTTGTCTTTCTTGACTTTAACCTCCTTGACCAGTTGCATAGCACACGATGGGCTGCAACATGTCTGTAGCGGCCTGGCTGGTTGAAACGTATTTTTGCAAACCTTACACTTCTTTGTTTTCATTCGCCCACCTCACAACCCTTGTCTGTTGCCCAGTAAATAAGCCACTCTGTGAACTCGCTTGCGTCTGCCTTATTGAATTTGCGCGACTGCAAGCCCAATTGAACCACCCTTTGGCCATCTAAGCTGGCCGCCACCTTCCCTGCTGACCTGCCAGTCTCGCTTGCCCACTGGTCAATCAAGAAACGCTTCCAGCTTTCGCCATCCCACTTAGCGCCCGCATGGCTTGTCTGCTTTGCAATCTGGCCAATAATTGCGTGGTACATCTCATTTTGAGGCTGGCTACGAGTCTCGCTTGTGACTTCCAATGTAAATTTTTTACCTTCTATCAGATGAGGCTTCATCTTTTGATAAATGTCCGTTACCACCTGGTGCGCCTGTTGCGCATTGTGTAGCGTTATTTTCATTTTCTGTTCTTCTCCAATGTCATTAGCGCCCTTATATCATCCGCGTACTTTTGACCATATTTTTTAGCCAATTTATCCATCACACCCCTAAACCACTGTGGCGCTTTTTCAGCCTGCCACTTGTAGCTGTACACCAACTCGCGAGCCAAACCTTCGTCAGCGGCCTGTTGCGACCTTTTAGACTCAATGCTTTGTTGCACTCGGCGCTCGGCTTGCTCTTTCTTTGTGCCCCAGGGTATTAAAGACAACGCTTTTGCTTTTCTGTAAGTTTTGAATTCACTTTTAGTTGATGCACATTTTGGATTCCATCACCGTTTAAATTCTTTGACCTAGCCTTGCCACCGACCGTTCCAGCTCTTGAACGTCTAAAACTGGTGTCATCGCTAATAATACTTTTCCCAATAAACATTGTGAAAGCATTTGGTATTGGTTCTTTTTTCATATAGCAAGCCATAAGTTGAGTGTAATTAATCCGCAAGTTACAAGCCCGACTGCAAACAGAATTACAGCCACAACCGATAGTTTTACTAAAACATTGCGCCAGCGCTGCGGGTTTTGATGCTGGTAATTGATGTATGGCTCTGCATCAATCGGTATTTGACTTGCCCTAACTCGTCGTTGTAGCCAAGCATTTGTTCTTCTAATTTCTTTTTCTGCGCTCATTTCTTTCTCCTAGGGTATTTATAAAAAACGTGAAAACCAATTACCTCTGTCATCTCAAGCCTGCTCGCCCAGCGAGGATAAACGGCCAGGGTGTGGTAGTGCGTTGACCTTCGCGTGTTGTCCCTTAGCCGCCCCGACATTGCCCTGGCAACGACCCGTTGCACCTTCTCTGTGTACGCCACCAGACTGGGGTTCCGCGCTCTGTAATCGTTTGCCCAACTAAACTGCTTGCTTTGATAAACCACTTTGCAGATTGAGTTTGGCCAGCGCTTACTTGCGACTCTGTTTAAGACCACCGATGCCACAGCTCTGATGCCAGCCAGGCTCTCTCCCCTTGCCTCATAGTGCAAATTATCAGCCAGACACTTGGCCTGTGGCGAGTACGGCACAGCCAATGCCGATGCAGGCAACATCAACAAAGCCAGTAGTAGCTTAAACACTGCCCCTTGCACGGATGGCTTTGGCACACCAAGTTGCCAGCACATCCTCGCCGCCGTATTCGGCGTCAATGTCGTCACACACCTTTGCACATGCCTCACGCTCTGCCAACACTGCCGCTTCAATTGCTTCTTGGCTGGCTTCAATAATTGCCGCATCGTGCTTTATAAGAATTGCTTTTATCATCTTCAATGCGCCAGACCCAAGGTGTTCTGCTGCTTTATCTAGCCGTTTGTCGAAGTCTTGGTTGGTGTTGTGGTCACCGCTCATGTTCTCATCTCCCTTTCGATAGCCAGCAGACGCTGCTCGGCTTGTTTAAGTAGCCACAGCACATCCGGCCCATGTGTTCCAGTAGACGCAAAATACAATGAGCCGTCAGCTTCATAACCAACAATAACCACCTCTTTTAGCATTCCTACTGCTTTAGTCAATACCGCGTCTGGGTCAAGGTCTAGGCGCGTCTCGCCTGCATCGAGGCCAATGGGGAAGTCGATTAACTTAGCCATTGTTCTTCTCCTTGTTGAAAAAACTCATCTTGCTCATCCGCAGACATTTGAGCAAAGGTATGGAAGTGGTTCTCGCCGCAGCATTGAAACCGCACTTTCTCACCACCACAGTAGCAACAGTACTGTGTGTCATCAGCCATTAGTTCTTCTCGTGTCATGTGTTTTTCTCCTTGTCATTTATAACTTTTGCCTTTTTCGACCTCAGCACATCGCGGACAATACGTTGCGACCTGTCTAACTCACCCACCGTCACGATTTCTAATTGCTCGTCATGTAATTGCATTGCTTCATCCAGCGTTTGCATCTCAACAGCTTTTAAAATGTAATGGTCTGTCCTCATACCGCGTTTGCAGACCTCTAGAAGCGCGTCTAAGCCGTTTTTTGCAACAAAAGCATACTCAGTACCAAACCCCATGAGAACGAGCGCCTCGCACGTGTTTAAAGCGCTTATCAGTACATCCAGCTCTTTTCGTCTTGCCTCGCCTTTCACAAGCATTGCCAGGGCGTTGTGATTCTTCAACTTCAGGGTCAGCAGCGAGCCTTCATGCTTTGCAACTGGTGTGATGCTTTCAATCACAAAAGCCAACGGGTTGACTAAGACGGGTTTAGGCTTGTATTTGCTTTGTTTTTTCATATTCTTCCTCTGTAAGCTCACTAATAATGTACAACGCCTGGTTGATTATGAATACAGGGTAATCCCTACCTTCACGCACCAAATCAAGTATTTTTCTTGCTTGGTGGCAGTTCATTGCAAAGCCTCTTTAGCAAAGCGTATGCTTGTTGGGTTTGTCTTTTTCCCATCTGCATAGCCTTGCAATATTCGCTTTGCCCAAGCCTTGTGGTCAACCGGCAAGGCTTTAGTAACCAATTGCTTGAGGTCTTGCAACTTTGACAGCTCACGAGCCAAACGCTCTGGGTCTGCTTTTGGCTCTGGCAACCTTGGTGCTTCAGGTGCAGGTGAACGTCGGCACAGGTTTCTAAACTCAATGATGTTGGGCGCTCGCTCTGGCAGGTTTTCCAAAGCCCATGCCAACACCTCTAGTCGCCCACCGTAACCGCTTAACTCGTGTGCCCATGCTGTCTTTACATCAGAAAGTGGAACGTCAGACCACTGGCGTGACCATGCCGAACCATAAGTTGCGGCCAGGCGTTCAAAAAGCCTGTCAATTGCTTTGATTGATATACTCATTTCAACTCCAATACGCTAGTGTCAACGTCAATAAAA